ATGAAGAACGCAGTTGTCCTCCTGTCCGGCGGCATGGATTCCGCCGCTGTTGTCGCCATCGCCCGCGAGCAGGGCTTCGCCGTGCACGCATTGAGCGTCAGCTACGGCCAGCGCCATACCTCTGAACTCGACGCCGCCGCAGCCGTGGCCAAGGCGCTGGGCGCGGTGGCGCACAAGACGGTCAACGTCGACCTGCGCAGCATCGGCGGCTCGGCGCTGACCGACGACATCGACGTGCCCGAAGCCGGCGGTGACGGCATTCCGGTCACCTACGTGCCGGCACGCAACACCATCATGCTGTCGGTGGCCTTGGGCTGGGCCGAAGTGCTGGGCGCCAACGACATCTTCTGCGGGGTCAACGCCGTGGACTATTCCGGCTACCCCGATTGCCGCCCCGAGTTCATCAGCGCCTTCCAGACCCTCGCCAACCTGGCCACCAAGGCCGGCGTGGAAGGGGCGGGCATCCAGGTGCACGCGCCGCTGCAGTTCCTGAGCAAGGCCGACATCGTCCGTGAAGGCGTGCGCCTGGGCGTGGACTTCGGCCTGACGGTGTCCTGCTACAACGCCGACGCCACCGGCGCGGCCTGCGGCCACTGCGACGCCTGCCGCCTGCGCGCCCAGGGCTTCGCCGACGCCGGCGTGCCGGACCCGACCCGCTACGTCTGATCGCGCCGGGCTTCGCCTGCGCCGCAAGATGGGTTAGAATGCGCACCCCCGACGCGAAGTCGGGGCATGCAATGGGCCGTTAGCTCAGTCGGTAGAGCAGAAGACTTTTAATCTTTTGGTCGATGGTTCGAATCCATCACGGCCCACCAATTGCGACAAGGGTTTCAGCGGTGCAACGCCGCTCCGCAATATCCGGACCGCTACGCAATTATCGCGTCGGCGTTGTCTTCGCCCCCTTCCTTCGCCGCACATAAATCTCCGTTGTCGTCACCGAACCGTGGCCCAGCTGCAGCTGCGCTTTCCGAATGTCTCCCGCTGAATCCGCCTTGTCCGTGCCGGCCTTCGCGCGCAGGTCGCGGAACTGGAAATCGCCCTTCGCCACGCCCGCGGCGGCCCGCGCCTTGTCGAACCGGTAGCGCAGCGCGTCGCGCCCGACCGGCAACTGGTCGTCGTCCACCAGCAGCCGCGTGCTGTGCAGAGGCCCGGTCTTCTTCGCCAGCAACCGATCGATCAGCACCTTCAGCTCGCCCGTTATCACCATCTCGATGGGGTATTTCGTCTTCCGCTGCCGGAACGACAGCACGCCGTCGCGGATATGCCTCTGATCCATCAGGTGCACGTCGGCCGGCCGCTGGCCGGTCAGGTATGCGAGGTCCAGGGCATCGCGTAGCAGGGGGTCGGCGGCGGCGTACACGGCGGCAAAGGTGGCGTCGTCCACGTACACGTCGCGCCCATGCTCCCGGTTCCTCTTGATACCGGCGCAGGGGTTCGGCAGGTCGGTGTAGCCGCGGTCGCGCGCCCAGTTCCAGATATGCGACAGCAGCGCCTTCTCCCGGTTCGCGCTGACCTTCGCGTCCTTCCGCCAATCCATGTACTTGCGCACGTGCATAGGCCGGATCGCGTCCAGTGGGCAGGGCGGGTCGTCGAAGAACCGCACCAAGCTGTCGATCTCGCGCATGTTCACCTTCTGGGTGCCGGCGGCCTTCGTAGGGATCACCTCCACGCGGTAGCGCTCAGCTACCTGCTTGAACGTCAGTGCTGCGCCAGCCGGCAACGCGCCGGCATGCTCCAGCTCTGCCCACGCGCGGATGGCCAGGCCGTAGTCGCTGCCCAGCGGCGTCTCCTTGCGCTTGCCGTCCAGTCCAATGCCGGCGTCGTGGTAGTAGTACACGATGCCGGACTTCTGGCGTCGCTTACGGAACCGGGGGATTGCCCCCGGCTTGCTCGGCTTCCTTCCCATCACGCAGCCGCCTTGTTCGGCGTCCAGGTGGCCACAGCAGTTTCCGCCGCTACGTCGCCCACGCTCGCCCAGAGCACCACGGGCCAGCCGTGGGCGTCCAGATAGTGCCGGATGCCGTTCTCGCGCAGGAACTTCGCCTGCCGCGCCTTGAACGGCGTCCGGGTGAATGCCCGGATATCGTCCCGGGACATGAACGGGTCTGGCTGGATCATGCGAACAGCTCCGGTTGAATGGGGAGGGCGGGCTGCGCCGCCCGGGGGAGCGCTGCCGCGCGGAGACGCGCGGACTGTGCGCTGTAGAAGAAGCACCAGAACCCGTGACCGTTGCCGACCCGGCGTACGCGCGCCTCGCTGATCAGCACCCGCGCCGTATGCTTGGCCTGGGCGATTGCGTCCATCAGTGGTGCTCAACAGGCACGCGTTCGCCGCGAGCTGCAACGGTTCCGTCCATCTTGACCACTCGGCCGGTCGCCTTGCAGCGCTTAGCCACCAGCGGTCCCCAGGTCAGGATCTGCCAGACGTTTTCCATGGACACGATACGGGGAGCTGTATTTGTTCCGTCCCGCTTGTCGCCCGCCATGAGCTGGCCTATCCACTTCAGGCCTACCCAGGACAACGCCCGGATCTTGCGGCTTCGCGGTTGACCGCCCTTAGCTTGCGAGAAGTGCGTGCAGTCTGAGCTGAAATGGAGCCAGCCCACCGGCCGCCCGGCGACGTCCACGCGCGGGTCCGCGTGCCACACGTCCTCTCGGTGGTGGATCGTGAAGGGGTGATTCGCGGCGTGCATGCCAATGGCCTGCTCGTCGTGGTTGTACGCGAGAGCAGGATCAATGCCCAAGGCATCCTTGATCGCCTGGCTGGCGCCACCGCCGCCGGCGAACAGGTCGACCACAATCTCGCCAGGCCGCAGGCGGGAACGCTGGGGCATGGGGAAGTTGAAAGAGCGGGAACCGTCAGCCACGGACGTTCTCCGGCTGGGAGAAGCGGTTAGAGGGGCAGCAGTTCATGGCAGAATCGGCTCCAAGAGGGATGGGGGTAGAGATGGACATATCGACTTGGCTGCGTGGCCGCATCCTTGGCCTGACAGTTGTTTCGTTCGGTTGCGGCGCGGCCTTCGCCGTAGCGGTGCACGGAGTGCCGAGCCTGTGGACTGCGGAGGCGGCCGGATGGGCTTCTGCCATCGTCACGTTTGGCGCTGTGGTCGTCGCCTTGGTGACGGCGCATCGGCAGCTCAGCCACGCTCAGGCCGCTGTCCTGTCTGAACGTGAGACAGCTGAGCTCGTACAGCAGCGCGAGTGGGACATAGCAGCGCGTGGCCGAGAGCTTTCCACAATGCGGCTTGCGTTCGCCTTTTCGCGGGAGCTTTCCTACGCCAGACGTCTGCTCGCGAGCAAACTGCTCGATTGGGATCCCAGGCCATTTGGGGTCGGAGCTAGCGCGGCGATACATCGCTTTTCTGACTTTAAGCCGCTTGGCGAGCTGGTGCTGATTCAGGCGTATGCGGATCGACTGGATGGCTTCGGGGATGACGACGCGTTTCTTCTTCTGACGGTATTGACTACATGGCAGTTCTTTAACGGCGCCCCGATGGAAGATGCGGGCGTGCTTGTCGCTTTGAGACCTGAAACGAGAGTCCAAATTGCCAAAGGGCGACTTGCGTTTGGATTCGAACTGATGGAGGTCATGGATCGTGCGATCAACGCTCTCGCTAACTACTACCAGGAGAATGAAGCGATCACTGGTTCCGTGTCCCAGGATCCGCCCGAGCAAGCTCTCGCCGCCCTGCAAGCGTTGAGGGATCAGATTTAGAACTACGCACCAGCCCCAACCCGATCTCGAAGACTGGGGCAAGCCGCAAGAGTCATTGCCATGGCGATCCGGATGGGTCTCACGCACGTTTCGAATCCTTCGGCAAGCAGGTACGCAGATCGCTCGGCGGGGTGACGTTGGCCAGGGTGGGGGAGGTCGCCCTTTCTTCCATGTCCAGGCGAATTGCCTGCGCAAGCCACAGCAGGGCCTGATGGGTCCGATGGTTGCGGCCGCCGCCGAAGTAGGTGCGAACCCTGAGCGTTGGAAGCGGGTTGGGCGAGCTGCCTTTTTCAAGGATGTCTTCCCAGTCCTGCATCATCACGTGCACGTCGCTGTCCTGGGCAACGTAGACCTGCAGCCAGTTGGCATTACTGCGCCCCTTGTCGTCGCAGGGTAGCTGATACACACGATCCTGCTGCAGGCCGCAGGGCCAACTCGGGGTGAAGGGGTCGCACCCCTCCAGAGCGGACCGCAATACGGCGGCTATGGCCCGCAATGCTGCTGACTCAACGGCCGTTTCGTTGTAAGCGCGAAGGCGGCGCGCGGCTGCGGCCGTAACTTCGTCCCGGTCAAACTCTTCTGCCAGCAGCTCGCGGGCCTGTTCGATGTCAGTCATTGGTCGGCTCCTTGAACATACCCTTATCGACGTGTGTACGGCACAGCACGAAATTCTCACCGCATCGCGGGCACTCGGATGCATTGACCACATGCAAGCTGCCTATCCCATCCATCTCGCGCCGAGTAACCACGCCATACTGTTCGCCAGGGGAATACCAACCCTTTGGCGCATAGACGGGTGGTTTGTGGCCTACCAGTGCACACAGGATTCGCCGAATCACTTATCCACCCCCGCACCTGCATCGCGCTGGCTGTCCATCAGGGCGCGAAACTCGGAGATCACCTCAGCGGCGATGCGCTCGGCGTAATCGCGCTCATTCTTCGCGACCCGCATCTGCCTCCCCTGCAACATACTGCCGGCGACGTACTGCGCATCGCACTGCGCGACGAACTCCATCACTGTGCGGTCGCCCATCGCGCCCCAGAAGCCCTGCCACGCGTTGCCATAGCAGGTGACAACGATGCGGCCACGGCCCGGCGCCTGGTCCTGCACGAAGACGCTGATCGGATCGAGCTTGTTGCGCGCCGGAATCCGGATCTCGCGAACCTGCCCCAGGTCGATGCCCTGCGCGGTACTTCCAGCCTCCCATCCCTTTCGGAACATTTCGGCGCGCTCTTCGTCCCCCGCCGCTTGTGCGGGCGGGGCGAAGTAGTAGGGGCGGAAGCTGTCGCCCATCCCCTGCTTGCGCAGACCAAGGTATTCCTCTACGGAAATGGTCGGCATCGGGTCGCACCACGCTTCTGCGCGGGTGTATCCGACAGGCTCCCGCCCCACCGGCTGGTGGACCAGCAGTGCGGCCAAGCGCGTTACGTCAGGGTCGGCGATTACACCCAGCCCAATCAGCGCCGCCAGAGAATCAGGGGAAGCTTCTGCATGCTGGATCAAGTTGCGGACCTGTCCGCGCAGGTCTACACCCACCGGCGGGCGGACGGAGAGTGCGGCTTGCCACATAGCCCAGTCCCGAGCGGTGCGGGCGCTCATGTAGTAACCCTGCGCATCACGTTCGAGGTCACCTCCGCGATAGGCCTCAAACCGCGGCCGCTCGTCTCCGCCCCCGTCGTTCAGGTCTGCGGGCTGGGGGTGGGCGAACAGGTCATAGTTCTCGCCGCAATGTGCCGCATGGTCGCCGTGCCAGAAGAGCACACCGTCCCTGCAGAACGCCACCGGCACCGCATCGGCGGCGAGGTGGGGCAAGGCGGCTTCGAGGGCCGCGCGCATCCGCACTGACAGCATGCCTTCATATCCGTTGAAGGCGGACATCGCGGCCTCAACCGCATCACTGATCTTGGTGTTCATGCCTGCTCCGTGATGGTGCTGAGCTGCGCCTGCTTCAGGCTCGACCAGGTGAGAGGGAAGGGGCCGCGCCTGGCGCGCTCATAGGCGGCGCCGTGCGAGATTCCGATGCGCTGGGCGATCTGCGCGGTGCTGACCAGCTTTCCCTCGATGACGTGGGCGTACTGGGCGGCGCGGGCATGGCCGGAGCGCAGGTTCGAAGCGGCCACGAACCGGTAGGGGCCGACCTTGACGTTCCTGCTCATGCGGCCACCTGCATCGCTGCCAGCCGCTCCAGGCGCTCGGCCTCGGCGGTGAGGTGGTCGTAGCGCTCCTGGGCGGTGAAGAAGGCCTGATCGCCAGCGGTGAGCGCGAACTGCGCGGCCTCGCGGTGCTTGGCTGCCAGCAGCGCGGGGTCGTGGTCGAAGATGTCGAGCTGGTTGTGCATGCTGGACTCCGTGGGATGGATGCCGGCGTTGAGCCCGGCCGGCGCGGGTTCCCTGCGTTCTAGGAGAGGACGCGCACGCAGGGCAGGGGATGGATGGTTCAGGCGGCGAGGGGATAGCTGCCGCCGGCAGCTGCGGCCTGCAGGACGTTCACCAGGCGCGCGCATATGGCCGGCAGATCGTCGGCGGCGAAGAGCTTGGCGCCGCGCTCGGTGCTGACCGGCTCGAAGCCGAGTTGACGCAGGCCGTCGGCCGAAATGGTCAGCGGGCTGATGCGGGCGTTGATGTCGCCCAGCTTCAGCACTTGGCCGCTGCTCGGTGTGGGCGCCGCCACTTGCTCCGGAGCGGCTGCCGAGACACGGGCAGGGGACGCGGACAGGGCTACTGCAGGTGCCTGAGCCGGTGCCGCGGCTGCGGTGTGTTGCCCTGCCTGCGCGGCCTCTGCGGCCAGCGCGGCGGCCTGCTTTGCATCCTCGGCCTGCTGATGTGCCCCGATGCGCGCCGCGACCAGGTTCCGCAGATCGTCCGGCGCTTTCTCGGCACACAGCTGCACGCGGTCGGCGAACAGGGCAGCATTCTCGGCGTGTTCGGCCAGAATCGCGATGTTGGCCCGCACTCGCTCTGCGGTCTGGCTGGCGCTGATCTTGGCGTTCGTGGCCACCGTGTCGACCGCGTCCTGCATGCTGGTGAGGGACCGCTTCCCCTTCATGGCCGCCTGCAGGTCCGGAATCAGCGTCGCCGGCATCGGCAGTGCGTGCTCGCCCAGCGTTTCATTGATGGCCCGGACGTGGTCCTGCACCGCGCGGCGGGCGTTGTTGCCAATCTCGGTGCGGCGCTCCTCCTTCCGCTTCGTGACCAGCTTGTCCAGCGCCAGGCGGGTTGCTCGGGCCTGCTCGCTGATGTCATCGATGGTGCGGAACAGCAGGTCGATGCTTTCGGTCTGGCTCAGGGCATGCTGCTTGGCGCCGGCCAGCTGGCTTTCGATATCGCTGCACCACTTCACGGTCTTCTCGGCGTCGGCAAAGTCCTGATCGGTGACCAGGTCCTGGCTGATGCCCTGGAACACCGCAATCGCGCGCTCCTTCCACTCGGCAAGGTTCGAGGCCGTGACCATGCCGGTCACCTCGATGCGGAGGGCCGGCAGCTGCTCCGGGGCGCGGCCGGCCGCCGCAGGTTCGGCAGGCGCAGCCGGTTCGAAGGCAGACACGTCCGCCTCCAGTTGGGCCCAGCCGGCGATGATGCGTGCGCGCAGCTCCGGGTTTGGCGTGTACCAGCAGTGCCGCTCCTCGACCATCCGCCACTCGTCGCCCACGCGTTCCCATTCGGAAGCCATGAAGAACACGCGCTCGCAGCTCGACACCATGGCCTGATGCTCCATCTGCACCTGGTACATGAGCGGCAGATCGCTGCCGGTGCAGCCGTCGAACATGGCCTCGCGCAACGTCTCATTGAGGCGCTTGTGCTCCCACGCGATGTCTTCCAGCAAGGTCAGGCCGTCGAAACTTGCCGAATATCTGTCGGTAACGCCCGTGACCGGGTAAAGGTCCTCGCCGACGATGCGCTCGGCGACGGTGCGGGCCAGGGCCTCGTATTCGTGGCCGGGAGCGATCACCCGATCCTGCACAAAGTCGCTGAACTCGCGCGGCACGCCCGCCGCCAGCTCACGGATCAGATCGCTACGGCTGTGGTTGGTGGACACGCCGAGCATAGCCGGCGCATCGCTGGCATTGAAGTGCTGCGCACGGTGGGCATGCCACTCCGGCGTCCCCTGGATCAGGCTCACGGTCTTCATGTTCAGTTCTCCACGCTGGTCTGGGTGGTGTCGTCGTTCTCCGCATCACCCTGGGTAACGTCGGTCGGCGGGTTGCGGATTTTCTTCAGCTGCTCGGCCGTGAAGCGGGCCTTGGTCTGAAGCGTCGCGATCAGGTCCTCGGCGGACTTCTTGCCGCTGGCGATGATGTCCCACCACTTCGGAAGGTTCTCTGCGAAGTCCGCTTCCGAGTAGAGCGGCAGCGCCTTGTCGGCGGTGACGACGGTCGTCGTGCGGGGCTGGTCAGACCCTGCCGGGATATCCATCACCTCTTCAGCGATCGGCATGCCGCGCAGCACGTCGGGGAATACGTCGCGCAGGGCAAAGGCTCGGGCGCGCATCTGGCGCATGCGCTTCGGGTACTGGGTCCACGGGCCGGCCTTGCCGGCGAGACCGGCCGCCTTCGCGTCCTCCATGCTGAAGATGCGGACCTCTTCGGATTCGCCGCGGCGCTTCACCCGGCACACGGCCGTGCCGCCGTCGTCCGATTCGGTGATGTACTCGCACAGGGGCGAGCTGCGCACCAGGGCGATCACCGCGTCACCCCACAGCGCGGGGCGACCGTTGATGATCGCGAGGTTCAGCAGAGCCTGGAGCGGCTTCAGGCCCAGCTCCGCGCCCCACTGCATGGCAATCAGGCAGTTTGCCGGCTTTCCCTTGAAGTCCTTGGGCACCAGGTCGCTGTCGGCGAGGTAGTCGCAGAAGGTCAGGGCCTGCTCGAAGGTCTGTGGGCTGAGGTCGAACTGCTGGCGCGGCTGCGTGGCAAGCGCGTTCTGCTGCGGCTGCTGGACGGCTGGAACGTTCATGTCGATGGATCTCCGGCCGGCACGGCCGGCGTTGAAGGAATGGGGTGTCCCGTATCGCCGGGACCACGCGGGCTTTGGCTTCCAAGGCCCAATCACGGAATCGAACCGCATCTCGTCTTGACCACAACGTCGCCACCTAGCGGGAATCGAACCCGCGATTTACTGGTGGAGAGGGCCGGTGCTGATCTCCGGCTTGCTGGGTGGCACTGATCCAGCGCCTAGACGGTTATGCCGAAGCGCCCCGTCATTACCACCTATGGCAGCCGCGCCCTTGAACTGCGGCATTCCATCTCGCTGCGCATCAGCCTGCGCATTCCTCTCCGTGGTCGGTCACGCCGCCTGCAGCTGCTCGGTGACGTTGCGATACGGGTACTTGTCGGCGAACGGCTTGATCCAGGCCTTGAAGTGCTTGCCCAGTGATTCCGCCTGTTTGAACGCCTGGAATTCCTCGGCAGTGAAGTTGCCGTAGTGGTAGATCGCTCCCGGGCCACGGGCAGCGCCAGTGCCACGCTTGAAGCAGATGACCAGGGTGTTGGTGTCTGGGTCGTGGCCGATGCTATGAATCTGCGCGGAGTCGACGGGGTGCAGGGCAATGCTCTGCTGCTGAGTGGCTACTGCGGTGTTCATCGTGCGTCGTCCTTGGGGGTGTTGATTCGGGTCAGGGCAGCCGCTTGGCGAAGCTCCCGGCGACGCTGCAGGCCGGTTACAAACGGCCGCCATGCCTGGTACGCCTCGACAAGGGCGCGGTAGCCGAAGAAGAGGGTGCCGATGGCGCCGACCAGCACGATTGATGCCGCGTTCCGGTGGACCGCGTGAGCGGCGACGCCAAGGCAAAGGCCGGCCAGCAGCACGGAAATGAACGCTGGGGCCAAGAGTTCGACTGGATGGCTCTTCATGCGCGCACCATTTCGAAATGCCCCGACGTGCGAACCCACTTGTGAACGGTGTCGTTCGGGTCGTAGCCATGGCCGGTGCGGTAGTTGTAGTTGGTCACCGTGTCTTCCAACATCGCCCACCACGCGCCGTCAGGCTTGTCCGCCGCTGCCGTATGCACGTCGTTAAGCTCTTCCATCAGCTCCGGCGGGAGCGGTTTGCTGCGACGACGGCTCATGCCAGCACCGCCGGCGCAAAGTCGTGCGCGATCAGGCAGGCGATGACGCCCAAGGCGAAGGGGCAGGATGCGATCACCAGGATCAGACCTGCATCGATCATCCGTTCGCGCCTTGAGTTGAACTGCTCACTCTTCATGCTTCACTCCCTGTATTGACTGCCATGCGCAGGCGGCGCGCGCGCTCCCAGATGCGGTTCTGGGCTTCCTTGGTGCAGCCGGCGGCGACGAATTCGCGCTCGGTTGCTTTGACGTCCAGGCCAGACCGAGCGGCGACAGCGCGGAGGCTCTGCAGCTGGTACTTCTGGGTGTTGGTCTGGATCGGGAAGGAGAGGACCTGGGCGCTCATGCGGCGAGGCTCTGATCAAAGGCCATGCACGCACGGCTTGCCGCGATCTCCGCTGCCTCAGCGTCCTGCTGCGCCACCCGGGCCTGTGCCATGTGCGTCAGGCGTTCGGTGCGAGCGTCGCCGTGGACCTTCGCAAGGCGGTACAGGCGTGCGAGAAGGTCCGACCCGAGCAGCTTGGCCGGCTCGACGTCGTGGAGGTCGGCCAGTGCCGACTCGACGCCGTTGTAGTGTTCGGCGCTCTGATCGCCCCAAGCCCATTCGTCCGCCTCGCGGACCATAGCCGGGTCGGCGCGCAGCGCTTCCACCGTCTCGGGCACGCGGTCGTCGTCGCTGCGGTCGTCCGGGGCGGTCTGCTTCCAGTTGTCGTAGGCGGTTGCCATTTCGGTCCTCCGGCCCCGCCTCGTATGAGGGTGTCGTGGGGCGATGGGGCTACATTACCGAAACGGTTATGCAATGGCAATACCGAAATGGTAATTCGAAGCGGCAAGATAGTGAACGTGTTCAGAAATAAGGGTGAGGCGACAACGGTGGGGCAAAAAAAAGGCCCCCAAGCGGGGGCCTTGATGAGGCTTTGTAGCTAGCGGTTCGCTAGCTCAGGCATCGAAATACTGCTGCCCTCAACACTGCAGATTGCCTTTCCCGGGAGCTTTCCTCCAAAGTCATTCTTAGCCTCATAGGCAATCTCGACCCGCGCCCGGCCCCATCCCATACGTCGAACGCCTGAAGAGAAGATCTTCTCGTCATAGGTGGAGGGGTACTTCATCAGGGACTTGGTGTAGTTGCTGCAAAGGGCCTGGAGATCACTGTCGTCGACTGCCGCAAGCTTTGCGTTCTCAGACACGGGAACAGCGCCAGCTTCGATCTCCTTCATTGATATGTAGACGCGCACGTCCTCGCTACAGTTGGCAAAGAACACCGGATCTTTACGAACCGTGCTCTTGTCCTCAGAAAGTCCCAGCGTGTCCAACACCTGGCACTCCTCGGTTTGCGCGATCAGAGCGGCGGCCTTGGGTTGCATGGCGTTGATCTTCTTCACCCATTCGCTACCCCATGCCTTATAAGCCTTCGGAGCGGTTGAGCGGTCGATGTCGTAAATGGCGCCTTCGGCGATCTTAGCTCGATGCGGCGCAGGGGCAGGGGAGCTCGTCGGCTCGACTGCGACCTGAGCTACGCTGGGGCTAGATGGCGCGAGGTTGTCTTCTTTTTTGCCTGCCATGAGCAGCAACATCGCGAAGAGCCAAGTGAACCCAAGGACGCGCGATAAGGTGGAGTGTCCTTTCCGAAGGAGGAACCAGACGAAGACCAATGGGACGACGATGATCCCGACGGCGAGTAAGACGCTCACCTTCCTGGTGGGTCCTGAATCCACGGTGGCAATGCTCAATTCTCAAACCTCCTGTTTTGCGCTCAGAACTTCCTGAAACTCCATGCCGCTAGTACTCGGCCGGAGATGTAAAGCTGGTCGATTTCATCAGCGGGAACGATCTCTGGCTCATAGGCGGGATTGGTGCTGCGGATCACCACAGAACCGTCGCGCTTCGCCTGTAGTCGCTTCACCAGCGGGCGACCCTGCCAGTTTAGGACATAGATCGAGTCGGTATCGAACGCCTGCACGCGTTCGTCAACGAAGAGAACATCGCCGTCGCTGATATCCCCGGTCATGGAATCGCCGCGCGCCGTGATAACCCTCACCGCGTGACGCGGCGCTCGAATGTTTCGCTCAGCCCATTCCTCTGCAACGTCGATGTATCGAACAACCTCTGGATAGTCAGGCACGTAACCGCCGCCTCCTGCGCCGATGAACCCCCGAAGTAGGGGGAAGCGAACATAGCCGGGGGGAATCTCGTCGCGTGAGACAAGAGTGGTGTTGAGCGTGTCGTCTTTGGCCTCAATTCGATCAAGCGCGCCGAGCGGCAAGTTCATGGCCTCTTCCAGGTCACGCGCCAAGCGCTTACCGATTCCTTTTGGCTTGGAGTCCGATATCCACTGGCTGACTTGCGGCTGGGTCCACCGGGTGCCGCCGTACTTTTTCGTCCACTCAGCGGGGCCGCCAGCAGCGGCGATCAGATAGCGCAGGTGGTGGGTTCTTGCGTCGTTTGCGTCCATAGGAGAAGTCTGGGGTGCATTACCGTTACGGGAAATGACCTAAACGGTATTGACTCGGCATAACCGAAACGGTAATGTCGACGGCGCCATGAACCTCAATCTCTACGCCAAAGCCAAGAAGGGCACCGGGAAGCTTGGCTGCCCAGTGTTCGCAGCAGTCGCCGCCAAGGCCATGTGCAGCCCGGCGACCGTCTATCAGATCTCGCTCGGCCACAAGTCCGCCTCTGCGGTGCTCGCGCGCCGGATTGACAGCGCGACGAACGGTCAAGTGAGCGTCAGCGACCTGCGCCCAGATGTCTTCGGTCCCGCGCCTGGGGCTGCAGATGATGACGATGACGAGCCGTTGGAGCACGCCGCGTAACACCGCAGTGGCTACGGACGCGGCCAATCCGCGTCACCGGCTCGGCCACATCCATAGAACCTGCCCGCCCCCCTCCGGGACCGGGCCGAGATCGGGCAGGGGGAGGGGGCGGACTTTGATCTTTCCATCTATCCGCCGAAGCACGAAGGGCTTTCCGCACATGCGGATCAGCGACACCACGCCGGCTCCGGCGCCCTTCCATGAGTTGTTCGTATCCATGGCGCAGATGGTGCGCCGCAGACGCCAGCCGAACCACGTTTTCGAGACCCCGACCATGAACGTACTTGATGCCGCATACGACACCGTCCACCACTACCCGGGGGGAGCCGGACCGCTCGCCGAGCGCCTCACGCGGCTGAACAAGGACGGGGAGCGAGTGGCGATGTCGGAGGCAGTGCTGAACAGCAAGGTCAACCCGAACACCAGCACACATCACCTGACGCTCGGCGAGGCCGACCGTTTGATGGGGCTGACCGGCGACTATCGGATTCTGCACGCCCTGGCAGCGACGCACGGTTTTGTGGCGCAGCGTGTGGACGCTCCGGAAGCTGGCTCGGTGACGAGCGCCATGCTTGCTGCCATCGCGGCAAAAGGAAACCTGGCCGAGCTGATCGCCAAGGCGATGGCGGACAACCACATCACGAATAACGAATCGGAGGCAATCTCCCGCGCGGTCATGCAGGTGATCGCTGCCGTTTCCCAGATCGGCCAACGCGCAGAGGCGGCGGCGGGGCGGGCAGCGGCATGAGCCCCTTCGAGAACGACATCAAAGCCAGAGAGGCGGACCGCCAGACGATGGACGACCGCTTGAAGGAGTTCCTTAAGGCAGGCGGGAAGATTCAGCGGCCACAGCCAGGCAGGCACAAGCCGCTGTCGATGCGGGCGTACAACGACGCCGCATGGGCGAGGAGGACCGAGCAATGACGCGCCTGCCCGCTCGCAATACCGATCCTTCCACCAGCCACGAAGCTGCGCACGACTTGGTGGCCTCGGGCGCCCAGGCTCAGCAGCACGCTCAGGTCGCAGCGCTGGTGCGCCAGTTCCCGGGCATGACCAGCCGGGAGCTGGCTGACGCCGCCGGCCTAGACCGCCACATGGTGGCGCGCCGCCTTCCGGAGATCCTGGCGGATGGCCTGGCCGTACACGGTGCCCCGCGCAAGTGTCGTATCAGCGACCGGCGCTGCCAGACTTGGCTGCCGGTGCTTGCTGACCCGCACGCGGACACGGCGCTGGCTGCGTGACATGAACTACTACGAGCGCCACCTGGGCGATTACGCGAAGGACACGGGCCACCTTAGCCTGCTGGAGCATGGCGTCTACACGCTGCTCCTGGACCGCTACTACGCCACGGAGTGCGGTATCCCGGAGGATCAGGCGCACCGCGTTGCGCGAGCGCGGTCTGCTGAGGAGCGCGCGGCGGTGGACGTTGTACTGGCCGAGTTCTTCCGACTCGACGGAAACCTCTGGGTTAACGGACGTGTGGAAGAGGAACTGGAGAAGGCTCGCGGTCGCATCGCCACTGCGCGCGAGAACGGGCGAAAAGGAGGGCGTCCCTCGAAGAAGAACCCGAACGAAACCCACCAAGAACCCAACGGGTTTCCTGTGGGTTTCGAAAGCAAAACCGGATCGAAAGCTCACCAATCACCAAGCACCACCTTTACTCCAGATACATCACCTCAAGCACCAGAGATCTCTGAGGGCGCGAGCAACGCGGGGCGCGCTTGCCAGTTGATGCGTGCCGCCGGCTGTCCAACGACGAACCCCAGCCACCCGGCGCTGATCGCCGCGCTCGTCGAAGGGGTCACCCCGGAAGCGCTGGCCGACACGGTGCGAGAAGGACTAAGCAGGGGGCCGCCGGTTGCCAAGCCGTTCCCTTGGGCGATCAGCACCGCCCGATCACGCCACGCCGAGGGCGCCGCAGCGCCCGCAACGAATCACGGAACCAAACATGGAACACATCGGGAATCAGCTGCAGATCGTGTCCGACGCCTCGCCTATGAGGGCGAAGCTGCTGACGCCGCCCGCGCCTCCGCGTCCGGCTTCACCGACGGCGATGCGGACGCTCTGGGTGCGCCTGTCTGAAATCTACGGGCACCGGTGGACCAGCGGCTACGGCGAGAACCCGAATGGCGCCGCCGCCGAGACGTGGGGCAAGGGCCTGGCCGGACTCACCGGGCAGCAGCTCGCCGACGGCCTCGCCGCATGCATCGCCTGCGCCGATCCGTGGCCGCCGACACTGCCGCAGTTCCGCATGATGTGCCTGGGCATCCCGCTGCTGGACGCCGTGCGCGCCGACACCGGCAAGCAGGACGGCTTCACCCGGCTGGTGTGGCAGTACCTGGACGGCCACCGCTACCGCCTGGCGAGCGCAGACAAGGCGGACAAGCTGCTGCAGGCCGCCTACAGCCGGGCGAAGGAGGCGGTCATGCGCGGTGCCGAGCTTCCCTCGGCACCCGAGGCGCTGATCGCGCACGAAGAGCAGCAGGCCGCGCCGGCCACTCGCGACCAGGTCGCCGTGCATCTTGACGACATCGCCCGAGAGCTGGGCATCGCCCTGGCGACGGCCCCGGGGGCAGAGCCGGCGGCAGCCGTCGAGCAGCCCGAGGATTTGCGCCATGCAGCCTGACGGCAAGAGCAGCGCCGAGCTGGCGCGCGCCTACGAGGCGGGCCGAAACGCGCGTGAGCGGCGCAAGGAGCGCAAGGAAGCCCCCCTGTACGAAATGGGGCCCGGTGGCCTCACCCTGCGCAACGCATGGCGCAGCGGCTGGGACGAACGAGACAGCGAGATCAAAAGGAGGGCGGCATGAAGTCGAAGGAGATCAAGGCTTTGTACCCGACAGAGGCAAAATTGTGCGAGAAGCTGATCGAATGCCTGTCCGCCTCCGGCGGCTGGGAGATCTATCCCGAGACTGCTGGTTTCGACATCCTCGCGGTGTGGAAGGCCACCGGCCATCAGCTCGGTATCGAGGCGAAGCTGCAACTCAACTCCAAGGTTGCCGACCAGATCCTGCCGCACGCCTGGAGCAACTGCGGCGGACCCGATTTCCGCGCCGTGCTGGTGCCATGCACTACGGAAGCGAGCCATGGAATATCTCGGATGCTGGACGTCCTCGGCGTCCACGTTCTTGTGCCGGACAGCTGCATCAACCGCTACCGGCCGCAACCTGGCGAGCAGATCCGGCGCGAAATCTACCACGCCGACTTGCGCAGCTCTGCGCCGTGGGATACAGAAGGCGGCGAGCTTCGGGAATGGAGTCAGCCCGCGTGGTTTGATTGGAATCCCCCCCGCCGGTGCGAATTGCCTGAGATCGTCCCAATGGTCGCGGCAGGCGTCCCGGCGCCACTTCGCCTCACGCCTTGGAAGATCGGTGCGTTGAAGGTGCTGGCCGACATCGAGTTGGATGGCTTCACGACTGCAAAGGGCGTCCGCGCCCACGGCATCGATCCGCGCCGGTTCTGCGCCTCAGATGGTTGGCTGCAGCAGCTCGGCGAAGGGCGTTGGGCACGCGGGTCTATCCCCGCGTTCGACCAGCAGCATCCCGAAGCCTATGCGGAGATCGTGGACGCAGCGCGTTGTCGCCGACTGCAGGTGGCCGCATGAACCCGATCCGGCCCGAAGACTGGAAGCAGCGCGGCGAAGGGATGATGACGCCCAAGCAGCAGCGCATGCTCAACGCGATCTGCGGCGACCTCGCCGCCGGCTTGGCCTGGCACGGCCAGCGCCTGACCAAGGACGATTGGCGGCACATGGTCGCCGGAACCATGTTGGGCTGGCGCCTGATGCCCGCCATCGACCGGGGGCAGGGCGCCCCGGGAATGGTGATGCTCGGCGGATCGAGCCTGAAGCTCACCAGGTCCATGGCATGCGATGCCATCACCGTTCTGGTGCAGATCGGAGACAGTCCTGAAGAGCAGGGACTGCATGCCTTGCCCGTCAGGTGGTCGGACACAGTCCTCGTGGGACTGGGCTTTAACCCTCATGACTTTGTGGAGCCTGCATGAGGAGTTTAATCGAACATCGCATCGGCGCTCTGGAGGAACGCGCTGACGCGATCAATGCCTTGCCGCGCGATCGGCAGCAACTGTGGAGGCTTTTCGAAGACTTCGTAGTAACCCCGTTCAGGGTCGTCAATCACCCCGTTCCAGGTGTGGCGTTCGTAGAACTCCCATTCTTCCAACGCGCGGAGAAGCCGCTCGACGGATGCAATCGCGTCCAGAGCGCGCTCCCCAGCTTGACCCATGCTGGCGAGTTGGTACGAGCAACCACGAAAGAGGTCCAGGTTTTGGCGCAATTCTTCGTCTGTGAGGTCGCTGTAATGCTCGATACCTGCATCCGTCATCTGCGACACCATCGAATGCAGCGCTCCCATAAAAGCCCTTGCAACTGGCAGTACAGCCACTGCAGCCGCTTTCGCCTGAATCCGTGCCAGTCGTTCTCGCTCTGTATGGTCAATTGCTATTCGCTGCTCTTGGGCGGACTGCTCACGCAGGTGAAGAACGAGCGGGACGACGATAGCGATTGCAAGGGCCACCAAGCTGCCGATTGCTTGCACCCAAGCTGGCCACTGTGCGCTGGCCTCCTTGTCAATGCTGATGGGTTGATAGAACAAACCCCAAGCCAGCAGTGTGCCAAACCCGAACGCCATCAGCATCAGAATTACGGTGTCGCGACTCATGGGCATCCTTTGCGCAAGGGTGTATCCGGGCTTCTGGACGGTATGGTAAGTCCGCGGAGCACCATATGGGGAGCGTGCTGATGCACGGCAACTACCGTGATCGCCAGCTGCTGGACCTGGCTTACCAGATCGAGTGCACCCTTCAGATCGACGGCATCTGCGAAGGTGGCCCGGGCGAGCCCTGCCACAGTAACCAGAGCCGGCACGGGAAGGGCGGGGCGCTCAAGGCGCACGACTGCTTCTTCGCCAGTGGGTGCCGGAGCTGCCATCGTGAGCTGGACCAAGGGCGCCGTTTCAACCGCGAGGAAAAGGCGGACATCTGGCTCCGCGCGCATGAGCGGACGATGCTGCAGCTTTGGCAGCAGGGCCTGATCAGGGTGGCGGCATGAACGAACTGATCCTGTTCTGGCCGGACAAGGACCTCTCCCCGAACGCTCGCGTGCACTGGAGCCGGAAGGCGAAGGCCGCGAAGAAGGCCCGGGCCTACAGCTACCTCTCGGCGATGCAGGCCGATTGGGGCCCGGGCACGGCGCCCGAGGGCCGCATCCACCTGTGGGTGACCTTTCACCCGCCGACCAAGCGCCTGCCCGACGACGACAACATGCTCGCCCGGTTCAAACCGTACCGGGATGGCATCGCCGACGCCTTGGGCATCGATGACAAGCGCTTCGTGAGCCATCCGCTGGTCAGCACCGAGGTGCGCAAGGGCGGGCAGGTGGTCGTGCGTCTGAGCGGAGCGTCAGACGAATGACCTGGCGAACCCGGCCCGCTGGCATAGCAATCCTCGAACACGTACCAGGAGATACCGTCCATGGCTGATCGCCGCGAAATGCTCGCCCGGCTCAACTGTCAGACCGTCCGCTTCGATGTGGGGCAGGGTGGCGGCACGCCGGAGCTGCAGACTTCAGACATCGCCGCTGCCCTCGGCATGGTGCCGCCTGGCCTTGGCCGCGAGGTTATGGAGGCCGTCTACTGGCCCGACGGCGCTGCCCGCCGCCGCGCTCACCTGGCCGAGACGGTGCTGGCGGCGGTCCGTCCAGAGTTCACCCGCCGCGCCCGGGCGCTGGCTGACGCCGAGGCCGAACTGGAATTCGTGACGGCGGTGGTGTCGCTGGGCCGGAGGGGTCTGTCCGACGTACAGCGGCGGACACTGCATCAGCGCCAAGAGGCGGTAGAGCGCGCCCGCGCCGATGCATGGCCCAAGAACACGTACCAGCACCTGCAGCGAATGGTGGACGCGGTGGTGCTGGAGCTCGCCAGCGGCAACCGTTGTGCGAATTGCCGCGGTGCCGGGGTGGTTGAGGACAAGGGTTGCGCGGAATGCCGTTGCACTGGCATCGAGCCGCGCCCGGATCGGCGCCGGGCATTGGCGATGGGGTGCGATCCGTCCGATTACCCCAAGCGGTGGAAGGGCGTCTTCGAGTGGGTGCTTGCCGAGCTGCACCGGTCGAGCGAAGTAGCGGCGCGGCAGTTCTCTCGCGCGTTGAGCAATGAGGAGCGTCTGGTCGCATGAAACGCGACTGTGGAGTTGCAGACTCCACATATCGGTTGTCACACTGGAACAATGGGAGCTCACTTGCGCGCTGACGGATTGTACGATTGCAATGGCCGATGGGCCGCCGGACGCACCTACGTCTACATGTTCATGGCGCGGGACGGTGACGGGCCGATGTACGTGAAGGTGGGTGTAAGTGATGACCCGTACTCTCGGGTCACCCAAGTGCAGACCGGCTGTCCGATCAGGATTTGCAAGGCGGCCATGATGAAGTGCTTGAGTCGCGACCAGGCCAAGCGGATCGAGGCGGCCGTCCACCGCGATCTGTCGCCTTTCGCCTCCAGCGGAGAGTGGTTCCGGTTCGACTGGGCGGAACCTGCTCATAAGTCCGCGCTCAATGCGGCGATCGAGTGCAACATGGCGGTTGTCCGCGATTGGTCGGTGCAAGAAATCGACTTGAGCAAGGCATATGCAGTAAGGCGGCTGATTGAGACCGAGCGCCAACGCAAGTACCGAAGCAAGGTCAGCAAAACCAAGGCACTGAGAGCAGCCGCCGGGATCTGAAGCGGCTCACAAAAAAGGCCCCGCCATCGTGCGGGTCGTTTTCGTTTTCGGGGCGAGTTGCCAGATGGGCGCTGGGCCGGACTGTAAATCCGGTGTCTTTGACTCGCGTGGTTCGACTCCACGGCGCCCCACCATGATGCGGGCTTGGCCGAACGGTCAGGCATCACCCTTCCAAGGTGACTACGTGGGTTCGATCCCCATGGCCCGCTCCACAACTTCGGATGGAATGCGCAGGCTGATGCGCAGGGACACAATCGCGTGCCGTGTAGGTGTGGCCACCTAGTTCTACACGATACCGACCCCTTGTAAGCGGCACCGAACGGCTAAGGGGTCATGCCGGAATTCAGCCCCGGCCCATCCACCACCCACGCCCGCAGCCCCCCGGACCAACCAGGTCATGGCGAATATTCCGGTAGAGGGGCGGGCACCTATCACCCGAAAGGGATTCGCAATGAACGAACAGACCGACGCCACCCTGGCCGCAATCGGCAAGGGTGCAACTTACGTGGGCGGTAGTGCGGCCTTCTTCGGCGGCCTGTCCGCCAATGACCTCGCTGCACTGGCCGGTATCGTCGGTCTAGTGGTTGGCTTGGTGATGCAGTGGTACTTCAGCCGCCGCAAGGACCAGCGGGAGGCGGCCGAACACCTCGCCCGCATGCAGACCTACCGGCATGGCGAGTGACAAGAAGGCCGGACCGCTGCGCCTGGCCGTGGCCGGCTTGGCACTGAGCGCGGCCGGCTTCGCCTCCTGGATCGCCAGCGAAGGTTTCACCGCGAAACCGGTGATCCCCACCAAGGGCGACGCTCCCACCATCGGCCACGGCTCCACCAGGTACGAGGACGGCCGGCCGGTCACGCTGGCGGACCCAGCCATCACCCGGACCCGTGCCGCTGAGCTGGCCCGGAACCTCCACAGCGAGGAAGAGACCCGTTTCAGGGACTCGTTGCCGGGCGTGCTGCTCACCCAGGGGGAGTACGACCTCTATGTGGACTTCACCGGGCAGTTCGGCATCACCAACTGGCGCGGCTCCTCAATGAGGCGCCACCTGTTGCAGGGGAACTATCGGCAGGCCTGCGATGCGCTGCTGCTGTATCGGCGCGCGGCAGGCTTCGACTGCTCCACCCCGGGGAACACCCGCTGCCCAGGTGTTTGGACGCGGCAGCTACAGCGACACGCCAAGTGCGTGAAGGAGCAGGGCGCATGAACCGCACCACCGTTTCCGTCGTTGGCGGGGTACTCGCCTTCATTGCCTGGTCGGCCCTCATGGGCCTTGCAGGGTGGAGCTGGCGAGGTGACCGCGCCGAGCTGGCGGATGCCAACAGCCAGGCAGCCGTCGCAACGGTCCAAGCCGCCCAAGCCCATGAGCTGCGTCAGGTCGACCGCCAGCAGGTTGTGGCAGCACAGCGTGCCGGCGACACCGCCGACGCCAGAGAGGAACAGATCAATGCAGATTACGAAAAGCGCCTGTCGGCTGCTGTTGCTGGCCGGGATTCTGACCTTGGCCGGCTGCGCCACCTCTGGGCAGGTTGCGAAACGCAGCGACTGGCCGACGGTGCCGCCACTTTCGCAGAAGCTGCGGAACAAGACCGACTACGCCGGGCAAGTGCGGCAAGAGTTCTACGAGCCGTCGAGCTCGCCCAGTCCGAGCGAGACGAAGCCGTAGACCGCTACCAGGTGGTAGAGGAAGCGATCAATCAGGGCTCGGCCAAGTAGGGCCGCACCGCCCGCGCCTAATCTAAGCCAGATAGGGGTATTCCTACGTTCGGCGCAGCAGCCTTCGCTTACTCTGGGCTACCAATGCCCGGAGGTAGTCGGCCCACGCCGGCCTGAGCGAAACCATGAGAAAACTCTGCGTCGCAGTCTATGTGCTGCTGGGTGCCGTTATCGGTCTATGGCTCACCTTCGCATTCGGCGGCTACGTTCTCTACATGTTGGTGGGCCACGGATTCTTCTGGTGGACCGGGGGCGCCTTAAGCCTTCTGCCAGCCTGCATCGGGGGATATATGGCGAATCGCCTTTGGGGGCGCGCGTCTCACCGGCGGCGGTCATGGATGTTGGGCCTCGGAGCAGTCGCCCTGGCCGTACTAGGGCTAGGTCTTCCCGCATGGGTCTACGCCGTGGCCTGACTTGGATTAGGCATAGAGATACAGGAAGCAACAAGTGGAACAGCCGACCGACAACAAGACCGGTCGGCCCGATATCGACTGGGAGCGCATCGAGACGAGCTATCGCGCCGGCCTACTGTCCGTTCGCGAGATCGCCACAGAGCATGGGATCACCCATGGGGCGATCAACAAGCGCGCCAAGCGTGATGGGTGGACCCGCGACCTTCAGGCCAAGATCAGGGCTAAGGCCGATGCGCTGGTATCCAAGCAGCAGGTATCCAAAGAGGTATCCAACGAGGCCAAGGTATCCGAGCGGGTACTGGTAGAGGCCTCGGCCCAGGTCATCGCCGATATCCGGTTGAACCACCGCAAGGACATTGCCCGGGCACGCGCCTTAACGATGTCGCTGCTGGAAGAGCTTGAGTCGCAGACCGGGAACATTGACCTGGTGGAGCATCTGGCCGAGCTGGTGGATGCGCCGGACAAGCTGAAGGCGCTCTACCACGGCGTCACCAGTCTGCCGGGCCGCACCAAGACCATGAAGGACCTGGCCGACGCGCTCGCCAAGCTGGTCGGCATGGAACGCGACGCCTACGGAATCGAGGGCGGGAAGGAGCCGGCACCGGCCCAGGCCAACGGGGTGGCGGTCTACCTGCCCGCCAACGGGCGATGATGCTGCGCCCGCAGGAAGGGCCGCAGGAGCGGTTCCTTTCAACGCCGGCCGATATCGCGATCTACGGTGGGGCTGCCGGCGGCGGCAAGACCTTTGGTCTGCTGCTGGAGACGATGCGGCATACCGGCATTGCCGAGTTTTCGTCGGTCATCTTCCGCCGCAACGGCACCCAGATATCGGCGCCGGGCGGGTTGTGGTCGGAATCGACCAAGCTGTACCCGCTCTTGGGCGGCGACCCTCGCACCTCCCCCCACGCGCAGTGGACGTTCCCGTCCGGCGCTCAGGTGCAGATGCGCCACCTGCAATACGACGCCGACGTGCTGGCGTGGCAGGGGTCGCAGATCCCGCTGATTTGCTTTGACGAGCTGACGCACTTCACGCGCGCGCAGTTCTTCTACATGCTCAGTCGTAACCGCTCTACGTCAGGCGTCAAGCCTTACGTGCGGGCGACTTGCAACCCGGACGCCGATTCGTGGGTGGCTGAGTTCATTGCCTGGTGGATAGACCAGGACACCGGCCTACCCATCCCTGAGCGGGACGGCGTGGTCCGGTACTTCACCGTCGTGAACGACGCGGTGGTGTGGGGCAGTTCCCGCTCAAAGGTGGTCGCCGCGGCGAACCTCCAGCCCGTGGCCGGCCTCGCGCCGGAGGAGCTGGTGAAGTCTGCAACCTTCATCGCCGCCAGCGTCTACGACAACAAGAAGCTGCTGGAGGCAAACCCCGAATACCTCGCGAACCTGATGGCGCTGTCTCGCGTTGAACGCGAGCGGCTGCTGGGCGGCAACTGGAAGGTGCGCAAGACCGCCGGTAGCTACTTCAAGCGCGGGGACGTCAACATCATCCCGGCTCGTCCGAGCGATGTGGTTGTCTGGGTCCGCAAGTGGGACTTGGCAGCGACCGAGCCCAGCGAAGCGAACCCGGATCCCGACTGGACCGTCGGCGTCCTGATGGGCAAGCGGCGGGACGGACGCTTTGTGGTGGCCGACGTGGTCCGGGCGCGCCTGCGCGCCGCTGCCGTCCGAACGCTGATCCAGAACACGGCCAAGCTCGACGGCAAGCGTGTTCGAGTTGTCGTGCCGCAAGACCCGGGGCAGGCCGGCAAGGCCCAAGCCGAGAGCATGGTCAGCGACCTGGCCGGTCAGATCGCCAGCGCGACCCGCGAAACCGGCGACAAAAGGACCCGGGCCGAGCCGTTCGCGGCGCAGTGGCAGGTAGGCAATGTGGACGTGGTGGAGGGGCCGTGGAACGGCGCCTACTTCGCAGAGCTTGAGCCGTTCCCGTCCAAACAGCCCGGTCTACATGACGATCAGGTCGACGCCTCCGCAGGCGCCTTCGCTGAACTCGAGAGCGACAAGCTCGCCCGCTTCCTGGCAATGGCAACATGACCAAATCAACGTTCAAGCAGGACGGTTACATCGATGCCGTGCTGGGTTCCCGCATGGCGCAGCCGCTGCCGAATCTGTCGGATACGGCTATGTACGCCGAGGGCGGCCTGCCGGCACGCATCGTGGACCTTCCCGCCGACAGCGCGGTGAAGGGCGGGGTCTCCATCACAGGCGACACCGATGGCGTGGTGGCCGCCGAGCTGGACCGGCTTAAGGTGCTGCCACTGCTCGCCGACGCCGCGCGGTGGTCGCGCCTACAGGGTGGGGGGTGCCTGGTGCTGATCGGCGCCGACGGCGGAACACTCCGCGACCCGCTGGACCCGAACCGGCTGGACAACATCGAGGAGCTGCGGGCGTTCGACGTCAATGACGTGTCCGTCGACCGCAGCTACAACGACCCGGCCCTGACCAACTACGGCCAGCCCGAGCTGTACCGTCTGGCGGTGCGCGGTGCCGGTAGCCAAGTGCTGGTCCATGAGTCGCGCCTGATCCCGGTCCCGGGTGAGCCGCTGCCGGCCTCAATGAGGCGTGACAGCATCCCGTGGCGCGGCCGGGCCGCTGTTTCGCGGTCCTTCGCCCGCATTCGGGACTACACCGAGGCCGTGGGCCTGGCCCGCGAGATCCTGCGGCGCAAACAGCAGGGCGTCTTCAAGATGGTCGGCCTGGCCGACGCCATCCAAGCCGATCAGGAACTGGCGGTGCAGAAGCGCGTCGCGATGGTCGACCAGGCCCGGGGCGTGCTCAATACCGTGGCGGTCGACGCCGAGGACGAATACTCCATCCAGGACACCAACGTCAGCGGCGTGAATGCGCTGCTGCAGGAGTTCCAAATTGCACTGTCGGCTGAGGCCGGCATTGCTGTGACCCTGCTGTTCGGACGTTCGCCCGGCGGGCAGAACTCCACCGGTGACGCTGACTTCGAGGGCTTCTACAACCTGGTGGAGCAGCTGCGCAGTCTGCGCATGCAGCCTGCCTTGGAACGGGTCATCGCTCTGATCTGTGCGCAGCGATCGCTCGCCGGAAAGGCGCCGGATAACTGGGGCGTGGCCTGGAGGCCGCTCAAGCAGCTCAGCGACAAGGAGCGCGCCGACACAGAGAAGACCAGGGCGGAAGCGCTGAAGACGGAAGCGGAGGCCGTCCAGACCAGCGTCGGCACCAGCGCGCTGTCGGAGGACGAGAGCAGGGCCTACCTCCAGCAGCGCGGCCTGTTCGGGTTGGTGCCGGACGACAATACCCCGGGCACCGCGGCGAGCTATGCGGGTGACCTGTGAGCCGGCCTGCCCGCAAGCCGCGCCGCTGGCTCTATCCGGCGGGCGTCGAGCGCGATTACGTGCGGGTTTTGACGGGCATTGCGGAGGAAGTTGCTGCAGCCGTGGTGCCCGCCGCAGTTCGTGCGCTGGGATACCGACCCGATGCCGCAGACCCGTCTATCGACCAGAGCTGGTACGAGCAACTGGTGCAGGCCCTCGATGCCGTCACCTCGCTGTCGCCAGTGCAGGACCAGGTCCTTGCGCCGATTGTCGCCGAGTTCGGCCGCCGGACCGTCGCGTTCAATAAGCAGCAGTTCCACGCGGTCCTGCGCTCAGCCTACGGGGTGAACGTGCTGACCGCCGAGCCCGCGCTCCGGGACCTGTTGCGCGTATGGGAGGCCGAGAACATGGCGCTCATCAAATCCATCCCGGTGCAGTACGTCGGGCAGCTGCGCGGAAAGGTAACGGCGGCGGTACAGGCCGGTCGCAGCTTGCGGGAGGTGACGGCCTTGGTGCGCGCCACCTATGACGGGCCGAAGTATCGGGCCGAGCTGATCGCGCGCGACCAGATCGGCAAGCTCAACGGCAGCATCACCCAGGCGCGGCAGCAGAGCATCGGTGTCGAGGAATACAGGTGGCGCGGCTCCCTGGACGGCAGGGAACGCGAAGAGCACGTCGCGCGCGAGGGCAAGACCTACCGCTGGGACGAGCCGCCGGAGGACGGTCACCCCGGCCAGCCGATCCGCTGCCGCTGCAGCGCCGAGGGCGTGCTACCTGATCTGGATGACCTGGCGGCGCTCATTGTTCATTAGGAGGGCAGCATGTCTGCACAACGCTTTGATCGGGTGGAGCTAAAGGCGACCACGACGGTCGAGGGATTCATTCAGGACACACCGGTCCTGACCCGCAGCGGCATCTTCGACTACAGAGGCCCCGACGGAAGGCTGCGTCGGGAGTACCGGCCGCCAGAGGAGGTTTTCCACGCTGACTCGCTGGCTAGCTACCGCGCCAAGCCAATCACCGATGGTCACCCCGGCCTTGTCAACGCCAGCAACGCTAAGGTCCACACCGTGGGCACCCTGCTGTCTGAAGGCAGACGCGACGGTGACGACGCGCGCGGCGACGTCGTGATCTACGACACCGGGCCGGTGGCGGCCGGCAAGAAGGAACTGAGCTTGGGGTACACCCTCGATATCGACGAGACCCCGGGCGAAATCAACGGCGAGCGATACGACGCCGTCCAGCGAAATATCAGGATCAACCACCTGGCCCTGGTCCCCCGTGGCCGAGCGGGAAACGCTCGGCTCAATCTTGACGCGGCAGACGCCGACAACCCCGAGGAAGAAGACACCATGACGATGGTCAAGGTACGACTGGACTCCGGCATCTCCTACGATGCCGCGCCCGAGATCGCCAACGCGCTGGAGGCAGCGCAGACCGCGCTCAACGCCGCGCAGGCGGATGCAGACACGCAGCGCGCCCGTGCTGATGCCGCCGAGAGCCGGCTGAGCGATGCTGAGTCGAATGCCGACCGCATTCGCCAAGACGCCGCCGCAACCGCAAAGGCACGGCTCAAGCTGGAAGACGCGGCCACCAAGCTGGGCGCGCAGTTCAACCAGGACGCCAGCGATACGGAGATCCGCAGCGCGGTCATCAAGAAGGTGCGCGGCGACAACTTCGACCTGAGCGGCAAGTCGGACGGCTACATCGAGGCGGCCTATGACCTGGCCGTGGCCGAGAAGTGCCAGCGGCAGGACGCAGTCTCTACGCAGCGGCAGGAGCTGGGCGGCCAGCAGCCTGCCGGTGGCCAGCCCGTCGTCCGCCAGGACGCCCAATCCGCGCGCGAGCGCATGATCGCCCGCAATAGCGGCGCAACCACCCAGGAGTGACCATGTACGAGGACTACCAGTCCCGCGCCTTTGCGGGCATGAAGGGCGACGCCGGCAATGACCGCGTCGAATCGTTCCCCGTCGGCGCCGCCGGCCTTGGCTTCGGCCTGGTCGCCGGCACCGATGCTGATGGCCGGCTGGTTCCGGGCGCCGGCGCGAAGCTGCGCGGCGTCAGCTTGCATACCCACACCATCACCGGTGGCGGCTATCTCCAGTTCGACAGTGCGTCGACCCTGACACGCGGTCACGCATGGGCGCAGGTCGCCGACGGCGGCGCAGTCACCGAAGACGGCCCGGTCCACTTCGATGCAGATGGGCGTGTGTCCGACGCCGGCACGGAACTGCCGAACGCGGTGTTCCGCAGCGGTGTGGTCTCGGTCTTCGACCCGGCCGGCGTGACCAGCAACGTCGCGCTGGTCGAACTGCACAACCCGTTCGCGTAACCGCCGGCCGCCCAAGGCGGCCAGCGCATTCCCTCCCAAGCCGTCTCCGGGCGGCTTTCGCATATCAGGAATCCACTATGCATCTTCATTACGACGAAGCTGACGTCACTGCTGTGGCGCAGTTTCAGCAGAACACCGGCGCAAACCTGCTTCGGCAGGACGCCGGCATCTTTACCGCGCAGCAGCTGGACTATGTCCGCGCCCGCACCTACGACCGCAAGCTGCCCCCGATGAAGGGGCTGGAGCTGGTCCCGCCGTCCAGCGACGTGCCGGAGTGGGCCGAAACCGTGACCTACTCGGTGTTCGATTCCGTCGGCATCGCCAAGATCATCGCCAACTACGCCGACGATCTGCCGCGCGCCGACGTCGCCCGCGTCGAGAAGACCATTCGTGTCAAGACCATCGGCGACAGCTACGGCTACAACGTGAACGAGCTGATCGCCTCCAACGCAACCGGCATGAACCTCCCGACCCGAAAGGCCGGCGCCGCGCGTTTTGCCGTCGAGATCAAGTTGAACCAGATCGGCATGGTCGGTGATGCAGACCATGGGCTCTACGGCGTCACCAACCATCCGAACATCGGCACCACGACCATCACCGGCGACTGGTCTATGACCAGTGACCCGGACGACATGCTCGCCGACCTGGACGCGATCTACAACGGCGTCCGGGTGCAGTCCAAGGGCGTGCACTCGCCGAACCTGATGGCGATGGGCGTGGAGGCGCTGTCGATCATCACCTCCCGCCGCCTGCCTGACTCCAACGGGCTGACTGTGGCGAAGTTCTTCCAGAACAAGCATCCGGGCCTGGTCTTCAAAGAGATGGCGGAGCTGACCGGCGCAGGCCCGGGAGGCGGCGACCTCATCATCTGCGGCGAGTTCGCAGAGGAGAACATCACCCACGACGTGCCGATGCAGTTCAACCAGCTGCCGGCCCAGGCACGCAACCTGGAGCTGGTTGTTCCCTGCATGGCGCGCTCGGCCGGCGTGTCGGTCTTCTACCCCCTCGCTTTCACCAAGGCTGTGCTGTGATGGCAACTTATCGAAACAAGTCCGCAGCCGCCCATGTGGACGGCGGCAAGGTGCATGCGCCTGGCGCCGAGTTCGAGGCCGAGACCACCGCCAACCGCCAGAAGCTGGTCAAGGCCGGCGTGCTGGAGCTGGTCGATGCCGGTGGCGGCACGCGCGACGGCAACGACAAGGCTGCACTGGTCGCCCGTGCGAAGGAGCTGGGCGTGCCCAATGCTGGCGCCAACTGGGGCGAAGAGAAGCTGAAGCAGGCCATCGCTGAAGCCGAGAAGCTGGCCGGCGGTGCCGACGGCGCAGGGCAGGACTGAGCCATGACCACCGTCAGGGAGATTCTCGACTTCATCGCGCCGGGCCTGACCGCTTCGGGTGAGGACAAGGACAAGGCAATCTCCCTGGCGGAGGCCTACAGGCCCAAGTGCCTCACCGAGCCCAAGGCCAACGAGGCGGTCGCGTGGTACGCCGCGTGGCTGCTCTATGGCCGCCAGCAGCAGCAAGAGGCGGCCGATAGCGGCGAGGTCGTGCCCATGGGCGTCAAATCCCAAACCGACGGTGACCTCAGCCGCACCTACATCGACGGCAGTGGTGCCGGCACCGGTGCGATACGTGACCCGGCCGGCTTCTACGCCCGCTGGCTGGCGCTGGACACTATCTGCGCGCGTCTCGGTGGGATCACCACCGGTCGCCCTGTCATGAGGATCACGTAGTGGCGGCGCGCACGAAGTGTAGCGACGGCGGGCTGGAGAACTACCTGCGGCAAGTCGACGCCTTGGATGGGCGGGGGGTGAAGATCGGCGTGCAGGCGGACGCTGGCACTCAGGACGGCGTCAGCCTGGTCGATATCGCGATCTTCAACGAAATGGGCACAGCGGACATTCCGGCTCGGCCCTTCATTCGCGACTTTGCCCAGAAGAACGAACGTGTCTTGAGCGAAGTGATGGAGCGCATGGCCGGCAAGGTCGAGCAAGGCACGCCAGTGGACGCGGCCTTGGCGACGCTGGGCGAATTTGCCCAGCAGCACCAGCAGGCCCACGTCCGTGGCTCGAAGAGCTGGGCCGTGGCGAACGCCGCCACAACCGTTGCCCGGAAGGGTAGCGACGTCCCGCTGGTTGACCAGGGCGTTCTGGTCAACGCTATTCGCTGGGAGAAGGTCTGATGGCGATGCTCGGTGAACGGAACCACCCGCGCATCACCCGCGCCGCTGGCGAGTTCGTAAAGGGCCGCTGGGTGGAAGGCGGAGAAACGGAAACGACGTTCCGCGCCAGCATCCAGCCGGCCAGCAAGGCGGACTACGACAAGCTGCAGGCGCTCGCCGAGGGACGGCGCGTGGAGGCCGCAATTCGGGTCTACACCCGCGCGCGCCTTGCGGTTGCCGGGGGCGACACCCGGAACGGCGACGTCATCATCTACCGGGGCGACCGATATCTGGTCACGGCCGAGAGCGACTGGAATGTCGGCATGCGCGGCCTGGACCACTACCGGTATCTGGCAGTCAGACAGCAGCAATCCGGAGGCGACGCATGATCGAGGACGACATCCGCGCCTTCCTGGTCAAGGCCACGCAGGTGCCCGTTGTGTTCGCCAACCAGAACGGCCCACGGCCGGCGCTGCCGTACATCACGCTCCGCGTGGACGCCGCGCCGCGTGCGCCGCTGCTGGAGGCGGGGCTTAGCGAAGACGGGGTACAGACCTACGCCGCGCACCGCGATGCCACTGTGGAGCTGCAATGCTTCGGGCCGGGATCCTTCGATGCCCTGGACGATCTGGGCCAGCGGCTCAAGGGGCCGGCCATGGTCGCCGCCGCCTTCGCCGCCAACCTCGCCGTTTACGCTGTCGACGCAGTCCAGAACGTGCCGGTCCTCCGGGACGGGACCACCTATGAGCCTCGCGCCTTGATGGACATCGGCATCCGGTACGTCAAGCAGCATGACGAAGAGGCCGGCTTCATCCATACCGTCCAGGGCGAAATGACCCTGCAGGACCAGGCCCGAAGCCTGGTCGACACGTTCGAGGCCGGGTTCACGCCCTGACCCGACACATCGCAACTCCTTCCGCGCCTACCGGCGTCCGTTTCCATGCCCAGGAGAAACCTGCAATGGCATCCATCAACCGCATCGCCAGGGTCGAAATTTCGCTGGCGACCACTTCGATCAACCAGCAGTCCTTCAGCGATTTGCTGATCCTCGCCCCGCTGCCGGAGTCGGCACAGCGGGTCTTTCTCGTCACTTCGGCCGACGAGCTGCTGGACCATGGCGTCGAGCTGACCGACGACGTCTACAAGGCCGTCCAGACCGTGTTTCAGCAGTCCCGGGCCATCAACCAGGTGTACATCGGCCGGCTGACGGTCGATGAAGATGGGGTGCCCACCGAAACCATCACCGAGGCGCTGGTGGCCATCAAGGCCACCAACTCGGGCTGGTACGGCGTGATCCTGCTTTCGCGCGAAGCGGAGGACATCCTCGAAGCCGCCGCGTGGATCGAGGCAAACGACAAGCTGCTGCTGGTGAGCAGCGGCGATGCGGACATCCTGACGATGGGGACCTCCGACATCGCCAGCAAGCTCCAGGCGTTCAACTACAACCGCACTGCGCTGTGGTATCACGCCAACGCCGACACCGAGTGGCTGGAGGCTGCGCTGGCCGCCGACCGCTTCACCTACAACCCGGGCGGCGAGACCTGGGCCAACGTGCGCCTGAGCGGCGTGCAAACCGACAGCCTGAGCGAAGGCGAGTCGCAGAACCTGCGCAGCAAGAATGCCAACAGCTACGAGCAGTTCCGAAACCTGGGCCTCACCCAGTACGGGACCGTCGCCAGCGGAGAGTGGATCGACATCATCCGTTTCCGCGACTGGCTGAAGGATCGGGTGCAGACCGGCGTGGTGGACGTCATGGCGCGGGCGGACGGCAAGATTCCCTTCACCAGCGCTGGTATCCAGGTGATCGTCTCGGCCCTGCGCGCAGCACTGGACGCCGGCGTGGTTGCTGGCGGCATCGCGCCCAAGGAGACCGACTCCAGCGACGCGGTGCTGGAGTCCTACCGGATCACCTATCCGAGCCTGTCAGAGATCGCCGACAGCGCCAAGTCGCGCCGTCTGCTGGAGGGCGTCAAGTTCACCGCCCGCCTGGCCGGCGCCATCCACACGACCGAAATCACCGGCGTCCTTTCCTACAGCATTTGAGGGGCTAACCCATGAGTACCAAGGCCTATGACTCCTCGCAGGTGATCCTCACCTTCGGGCCCCATATCATCACCGGCTATGCCGAGGACACCTTCATTTCCGTGGAGGAAATGGGGGATGGCATCACCTCCGTGGTGGGCGCCAACGGCGAGAAGGCGCGTTCGATGTCGCAGAACCGGTCGCTTCAGATCACCGTGACCCTTCTGCAGACCAGCAAGAGCAACGACGCGCTTTCGGCGGCCGTCGACTTTGACCGGGCCTCTCACGGGCAGGGCGCGCGACCCTTCGTGATGACCGACCTCACCGGCCGGTCATTGATCGCCGATGCCGGCACCTGGATCACGAAGAAGCCGAATTCCGAGTTCGGCGCTGCTGTCGGCAGCCGTGAGTGGACGTTCGAGACGTCCAACGATGCAACCTACAATGTCGGAGGCGCGCGCTGATGGCCCGCAAGGAAGTTCAGATCGGGAACGGCACGTTCTACATCAACACCTTTGCGCCCCGGGACCAGCTCCGGATCTTCGGTGACCTGCAAAAGGAGTTGCTGCCGAGCCTCGGGACGCTACTGGCGGCGGCGGCCGGAAACCCCGCCGACAATGGTGGCGGAGTCGAGGAGAGGGCCATCATGGACGCTCTGCGCGGGTTCTCCGGATCGCTGGACGGCAAGGCGCTGGACGCCTGGTGTGACCGCCTCTTCGACCCTGAGCGGATCGCCTTCGAGCGTCAGGGCAAGGATGCCCGCAAGCTCACCAAGGGCCACATGGAAGAGGCGTTCGATGACTTCGCGGAGATCTTGGAGCTGCTGTTCCACATCATCCAGCTGAACTTCGCCGGCCCTTTGGGGCGCTGGCTCGGCCTCTTTGGGTCGGGCCAGGGTCAGAGCCTGGCCGGCCTGTTGGGCGGTTCGACCCAGACCTCCAGCGCGAGTTCTTGATCTACCGCCCGGTCCTGGCCGGCGTCGTGACCATGACAGAGGTCAACCAGGGAACGGTTGACCTCATGGACCTAATCCGCCTCAACGCCCTGCTGGACGCCCGAGAGGCGGCAGAGGCAGCGGGCACCAAGCGAAACGGGAAGTAGCCAATGGCCCTGCGCGAGCTGGTCACTGTCCTGCGCTATGAGCTGCAGCAGGGCAACCTCAAGAAGTACGTAGACGGCTACCGGGCCGCCGAAAAGCAGGTCAGCGCGGTGGCGAAGGTTGCCGTAGGCCGCCTGAACACTGCGCTCGGCGGCGGCACCGGTGAAGCTGCGAAGCTGCGGAGCGCGGTCTCGGCGGCGGCACCGGTCATGCAGAGTCTTGCCGCGCAAGCCCGCGTGTTGCAGGCGAACATCGGCCAGGCCAACCAGCCCGCCAACCGCTTGCTGCGAGGGTTCGGTCGGTTGAAGTACGAGGTGCGGGAGTTCTCTATCGGCCTGCGCCAAGGCGCTCGGCAGGGCTACGGCGAGGTCCTACGCCAGATGGACCGGGTAGAGGCAAAGCAGCGGCAGCTGAGTAAGTCCGGCAAAGCCGGTGCGAGCGTTGGCCGCGGAGGCGGCATGATGCAGGGCGCGATACAAACCGCCGTTGCAAGCCTGAGTGGCAAAGCCATGATGGACGCGGCCGACGAATGGGCCGGTGCTCGCTCGCGTGTTGGCCTCCAGACAGCTGACGAGCCAACCCGGGACCGATCGGTCGAGTTCCTGTACCGCACGGCGCAGGACACCGGCCAGCAGTACTCGTCCTTGGCTGACACCTTCGTTTCCATGGCGCGCGGCCGGGAATCGCTCGGCCTGAGTAACGACCAGACACTGCTGCTGTCTAACAACATCAGCAAGCTCATGACCATCGGCGGTGGTTCCGGGGCCTCGCAGGACGCCGCGCTTACCCAGTTCGGGCAGGCGATGAATACCGGCGTGCTTCGAGGGGAAGAGCTGAACTCGATCATGGAGCAGGCACCGCGGCTAGCCAAGGCCATTGCTGATTCCCTGGGAACCTCCGTCGGCAACCTGAAGAAGCTGGGAGAGGAAGGAAAGATCACGTCCAAGGCACTCGCGGCTGGGCTGCTGCAGCAAACGCAGCAGATCGACAAGGAGTTCGGGCGCCTTCCGATGACCTTCTCCAGGTCGTGGGCACAGATCAAAAACAACTTCGTGCGCCGGGCAGGCGAGATGAACGAGCGATACAAGTTGGCGGAGCGCTTCAATCAGGTTGCACAGCTAGCCGTTTCGCACATAGACAAGATCGGCGCGGCGCTTGCAGCGATAGTGGCGAGTTCTGTCATCGGCAAGGTCTTCGGCCCGATGGTCAAAATGTTCAGCTTCCTAGCGCGTTCCGGCCGCGTCGCGATGTTGTTCTTCGACCGCATGGGGAAAGGGAAGACGGCGCAGGCCTTCGCGAAGTTGGGCAAAGGGGGGCTGCGGTTCTTGCGCGTGGTGCGCTTCATCGGACTGGCGATGTCCGCCATTGGGGGCATCGGCGCCGTCGCCCTCGCTGTCATCGCCGCGGCAGTAATTGCTCTCGGCCTACTGGTTTACAAGTACTGGCAGCCAATCAAGGCGTTCTTCAGCGGCGTCTGGGACGCGCTGTCAGAGGGCGGCACAGCCGCCTTCGCTGAACTCACCAAGGCGCTCGAGCCGCTCGCTCCTGCATTTGAGGTGATCGGCGGTTGGCTTCAATCCATCTGGGACTGGTTCCTGGCGCTCATTGCCCCTGTACGCAGCACCTCGCAGGAACTGGATGGCGCAGCGTCGATGGGGAGGATGTTCGGTGAGCTGATGCTCACCAACCTGCGCCTGGTGATGGGAGTTGTTGGCCTCGTCGTGCAGGCCTTCGTATGGCTGGGAGAGGCCATCGGCACGGCGCTGGGATGGCTGGTCGTCTCTACCGGCAAGATGTGGGACGGGATCAAGTCCGGGGTGGGCGCTCTATGGGATTGGATCACCACCAAGTTCAAGGCCGGCTGGGACTTTGTATCCGGCCTGATCCCGGATTGGGCACTTTCAGGGTTCAGGGTCGAGGCACCGACCGGGAAGCAGCCGGGCAATTGGCAGAACATGGACGCCGGCAGTGTCGTCAACGCCGGGCGCCCCGCCGTGAGCCAGAACGTCACCAACACAGCCACCGTCCAAGTGTCGGCGCCGGCCGGCGCTAACCCGGCCGCCTATGGCGCAGCGGCGCAGCGCGGCACAAGCAAAGCCCTGAGCGGCTTCCAGTACCAGCTCCCGACCCCCGTCGAGAGCTTCTAAGCACCCCAGGAGGTCGCAGTGACAACGACGTCGCTGACGTTCAGCTCGGCGTTCGGCACCCGCACGGCTGTCGGCGCGCTGCTGCTGGACGCGCTTATCAGTGAGGACACCGTGCTGGACAGCTACGCGAGCAGCTATCCGGTCGAGGACGGCAGCACCATCACCGACCACATCGCCAATGAGGCAGAACGGCTGTCGTTGTCCGGACAGGTCACCTCCGCCGACATCACGCTGTTCGGTGAGGGCGGCTGGCAGAAGCTGGTCCAGGCGAAGGAGGTGCTTCGCCAGCTGCATGAGGCCAGGGCGCCAATCACGATCTCCACGGTGCTGGACACCTACAGCGACATGGTGATGGAGCGCTGCCGCATCGGTCGGTCCAATGAGGGTGACCACTTCACGGTCGACTGCGACTTCCGGCGAATCACGAAGGCCGAGCTTCGTACCGAGGCTGTGCCGGAGGATCGGGCCAAGAATCCAGCCAAGGGAAAGGCCGGCGCTTCCCGGCGAAGCGGCGGCAAGGCCTCAACGAAACCTGTCGCCGGCGGCAGTCAGGCCGACGCGACGCGCTACGTCAACAACGTGGTGGGCGGCACCGGAAAGGGGTAGCCATGTTTGAAATTGTGACGATAGACGCGAACGACCAGCTTCTAGAGGTCGCGCTGGACGGGGAGACGTTCTTCCTACGGTTGAGCTGGAACAGCGAGGCCGAGGGATGGGCACTTGAGGTGCAGAACTACAACCAGGAGACGCTGGTAGCGGGTATCGCGATGGTGCCAAACACACCGCTCCTGCACCGATATCGCTACCTCGGGTTGCCCCCGGGGGAGCTCATGGTCCTGATGAAGGACAGGGCTGCGCAGGCAGGTCGGCAAGGGTTCCTTGATGACACCGCTTCCCTGATCTACGTCACGGCCGCAGACATGCAAGTCCCCACCGGAGGTGCCTGATGGCAAGGTTTCGAAGGGTCTACCGCCTGGTGGTTGGACCGGCAGGCGGGCAGGGCATCGTCGTGGAAGCGCCTATACACATCGAATTCGATGTGGAGAAGGATGGAGAGGAGGAGCCGAACGTCCACACGTTCCGCCTGTTCAACCTGGCCGAGGCGACCCGTGCGGCCATGGAGCGCCCGGACATGCGCGCGTACCTCTACGCGGGCTACGAAGAGGAAGGCGGGGCGATCCTCATGGCGGGCGGAACGGTGGTGGATTCCTTCACCAGCTTCGAGGCTCCTGACGTGATTACGGAGCTGGCCGTGGCCGACGGGTACGCCGAGATTCGAGATAGCGCCGTTTCGCTCAGCTACGGCGCTGGCGCCAGCTCTGAGGCCATCGTCGCCGACGTGGCGCGGCAGATGGGCCTGGTGCTGAACATGCCGCAGTCGCTACCGCCCAGAACGTGGCAGCACGGGTTCAGTTTCTACGGGCCGGCGCGGGCCGCGCTGCACAAGCTCTGTCGCGGTGCGGGCATGGAGTGGTCTGTCCAGAACGAAGCGCTGCAGGTCGTGGCCACCAACGGCGTGACCGAGCGAAGTGTGGTTGTGCTGAACGCCGCGTCCGGCCTTCTGGGCTCGCCCGAGCGGGTGCGCGAGGGTAGCCGGGAGACCGACGCAGGTGGCAAGAAGGGGAAGCCGTCGAAGAAGCAGCGCAGGGATGGCTGGCGTGTCCGGTCTCTGCTCCTGCCGTGGGTCAACCCCGGGGATCGTGTGCAGATGGATGGGCGCCATGTGAAAGGCCTGTGGCGCGTGCTCAGCGTGAAGCACCAGGGCCAGTACCAAGGCGGCGACTGGTCTACGGAACTGCACCTGGTGGAGGTTTGAGATGAACGATGCAACACAGATGCGGCGGCTATTTGCGACGGAGCTGGCTGATGTCCATACCTGCCTGCCGGGGCAGATCGTGAGCTACGACGGCGTGACGGCCGTCGTGCAGCCGGCTCTATCCAAGCAGCTAGGCTCGGGCGCGGCGCTTCCGGCGCCGCAGATATTCAGCGTCCCAATCTGCTGGCCGTGCGGCGATGCCGGCGGTGGCCAGGCCATGATTACGGTTCCTCTGAAGCCGGGCGATGCCGTCGTGCTCCACTTCAGCGAGCGCGCGTTGGAAAACTGGCTGTCCGGGCAGGACGGTGAACCCGGCGACCCGCGCATGTTCGATTTATCCGACGCCTTCGCAACGCCGGTATGCCGGCCGGGCCGGCAGCAGGCGGACCCGGACAACCTGGTTGTGACGTTCGCCAAGGCCAGTATCACGATGTCGCCGAGCGGGGAGGTAGCTATCACCGCCGCCGGCGCGGCCAGCATCACTGCACCGTCGGGGCTGACCATTGATGCGGACGTCAAGTTGAACGGAAAGCTTGACGCGACTGCCGACGTCGTCGCCGGCGGCGTCAGCCTGATGAACCACCTGACCACTGGCGTCATGCCTGGCTCGGGCATGTCGGGGAAGCCGCAGCAGTGAGTATCGACCTGAAACTCAACGCCGGGCATGACCTGGCGCTCGACAGCACGTGTGTGGTGCTGGTGGACGGGGCCGCGCGGGTGCGCCAGCAGATCAAGGTGACGCTGCTGACGTGGCTGGGGGAGTACTTCCTCGACGTCACCTTCGGCGTGCCCTACCTGGAGTCGATCCTGGTCAAGCGGCCCAACCGCGCAGAAGTTGAGTCGGTGCTGCGCCAGCGCATTACCGCCGTGCCGGGGGTTCTCCGGGTAACCCGGATGGATATCCAGATCGACCGCGAGGCCCGTCAGCTTCGGGTCGACTTTCAAGCCGCTACCAGCGAAGGCCTGGTCACGGACCTCATTACCCTGGAGTAGCTATGTCCGGCTTTGGCGTTACCCCGCTTGGCTTCGCGCGCGCGCGACTGGCCGACATTCGAACCGAGATCATCACAGCCCTGCGCGCAAACCTGCGCCGGGGCGGGCTCCCGGACGATATCGAAACCCGCCCGGACTCCATCTTCGGCATCCTGATCGACACGTTTGCCGAACGCCACGCAGCGGCGTGGGAGTTGGCCGAAGGTGTTTACCGGGCCATGTACCCCGGTTCTTCCGAGGGTATCAACCTCGACAACTCGGTGTCGTTCACGGGGGTGCAGCGCCGGGACGCGGAGCGCTCGCGGTGCTACGCGCTGTGCTACGGCACCGAGGGCGTGCTGGTGCCGGCGGGGTCGACGGTGCGGCACCAGGTGTCCCAGTCGCTGTGGGTGCTGGCGGCCAACGTGACCATCAGCCGCGCAGCATGCGCTGACGTCACCCTGACGCCGGTCCCCCGGCCGACAACCGAGTACGCGGTTGTGATCGACGGGCAGGAATTGAGCTACACGTCGGATGCCACTGCGTCGCTTGCGGAGGTCATCGCCGGAATTGTCGCTGCGATCAGCACCACCGGGCTATCCGTGAGCAGCGACGGTGCCTCGGTGCGCGTCCAGTCCGACGGCCGGCGTGATTTCTCGGTCGATATCGCCCGTGGCCCCATCACACTGGATCGGGTGGGCTCGCCGGGCCTGTTCCAGACCGACCGGCCACTGGCCGAGGGCGCCGCTGTTGGCGATCTCTCAACCATCGTGAGCGCGGTCCAGGGATGGGCCTCTGTGACCAATCTTCAGGCAGCGATCGCTGGCCGCCTGGTTGAGAGCGACGCGGAGCTGCGGGCCAGGTATCCGACCGGGCTGTTCCGGCTCGGCGCTGCGACCCATCCCAGCCTTGAGCCGAACATTCGCGACCGGGTGACCGGTGTCTCTGCCATCAAGGTTTTCGAGAACGACACGGATTACACCGACGCAGCGGGCCGCCCACCGCACAGCGTGCACTTCGTGGTTGAGGGCGGTCTAGATCAAGAGATCGGCGACGCCATCTATCGCGTGAAGGCTGGCGGCATCCAGGCGCACGGTGCAGTCGTGGTACAGGTGCTGGGCGACGACGGGGCCTACCACGTGGTGCGTTTCGACCGGCCAGGCCCGTTGTACGTCTGGGTCAAGGTGTCTATCACCGAGCTGCCGGCCTCGGAGGCCATCTTCCCCGTGGACGGGGCGCAGCGCGTTGCTGCTTCAATCAAGGCGGCCGGGGCGCAGCAGGGCATCGGTGCCGACGTCGTATGGCAGCGCTACTTCGGCGCGATCTACCAGACGCCCGGTATCGGGCATGCAGACCTACGATTCGCATGGTCACACGATCCCACCTTCCAGCCTGGCCCCGCGGACTTCCTGTCCGAGAACATCTTGGTTCAGGACTTTGAGGTCGCGAGGTTCGACCTCTCACGCATCGAGGTGACCTGATGGATCTACAGCAGGATCACCCAAGCGTGGGGTGGGGGAACTGGACGGATCAGTTTCAAGATTCGCCCAGGCTTGAGGCGACGGTGCGGGCGCTGCTTCAGCCTATGCAAGGCATCCAGCTTGCGCTGCTGCGGATGCACCGCGACCGCTGGCTGGACACGGCAGAGGGTGCCCAGCTGGACGGCATCGGCGAGATCGTCGGGCTGTCACGGGTGCTGGACAACGCTGTGTTTTCTACCTTCTTCGGCTTTGTAGCCCAGCCGGAAATCGGCGGGTTCGGCCAGGCTCGCTTGCGCCGCTCCCACGAGAATCACCTGTCAGGATCAACCATGTTGGGCGATGCCGAATATCGGCGGCTGCTGCGCTGGAAGATCGCGATCAACAACGGGCGGGGAACTGCTCCTGAAATCGTGGCTGCGCTGCGAACGATCTTTGAGGCGCCGCGGGTAATTGTTGAGGACGCCGGCACGGCGGCGATCCGCATCTGGATTGGCCAGCCGGCAGGCACGCGAAATCCCCTGATGGCAAACGCCGCACGCTGGGTGCCAAAAGCGGCCGGCGTCGGAATATCAGCCATCACAACCTCTCCCGAGCGACCGTTCGGATTCAACAACCAGGGCTTTGACGGCTTCGGCGTCGGTGTCTTCGCCCATCAGCTTTAGCAACTTGGAGCACAACCTATGGCAGAGGTCAACTTCTTTGACCACTTCGAACTCCCGTGGGCCCGAAACGGCACCGTGGAGGGAATCACCGACAGCCAGTGGCAGGCGGGCTGGAGTTTCGTTGGCGCAACGCCTCCATCCGTGGAGCAGTTCAACAAGCTGCAGCAGATGTCCGACGAGAAAGCCGCGTGGCTCTTCCGCCAGCTCAAGGCCGTCGCGCAAAGGTATCAGTTCGACCTGACGCCAGAGAGCGAAGACGGCGTTCTCCTGGCTGTTCAGGGGCGCCTGTTGAACGTGGTGGTGTTTTCGGCGCCTGGCACGGCGGCGTACACCCCCACGCCTGGCACTCGGCACATTGTCGTTGAAGGCGTGGGCGGAGGCGGAGCGGGAGGTGGATCGGCCACTGTAGGTGCTGCGGCCGTGTCTTTCGGTGGTGGTGGTGGCGGCGGCGGGTACTTCAAGAGTCTGTTGAAAGAGGACTTCTCCGGCATGTCAGTAACGGTCGGTGCCGGCGGCGTCGGGGTTGCGTCAGCTGCCGGTGGCAACGGCGCGTCGACAAGCTTCGGAGCAACGCTTACAGCTCCAGGCGGTCAAGGTGGCGCGTCTGGAGGCGTCTTTGCCAGTTTCCCAGGCCTTGCAGGTTATGGGCCAGGCGGCGCAGCCGGGATGGGTGGCTCTATCGTGAACGCAAGCGGCGGAAACGGTAGCTTCGGGTTCGCCGGCAGTGCGGGCAGTGGCATCTCAGGGTACGGCGGGGTGTCGGCGCTGGGCGGCGGTGCCAATCCGGTAGTCAGCACGACGTCTGCAGGTAACCCCGCGACGAGTCCGGGCGCGGGCGGTTCCGGCGCGCTGTCCGTTTCCAGCGGAACGGCACGCCCTGGTGGCAACGGCGCAAATGGAAAAGTAATCATCTGGGAGTACAGCTGATATGAAGTACGCAAGGATCCAAGACGGTCGAATCTTCGAGTTCTTCAACACAGAGGATGGGGTCGATATCAAGTTCTACTTCGGCGACTACGGGGTTTGGGTTCCCGTAAATGCCAAGCTGAAACCCCAGCCAGAGCAAAACTGGAGTGCTCACCAGGACGAGGGCGGAACTTGGCATTTCACTGTTCCGGAGATTCCCGCGCCGACGGAAGTGGAGTCGCGCTGGCAGCGATACGCGCTGTTGAGAGCTACGGACTGGGCGGTAACTCGACATCGCGATCAGCAGAGCTCGGGCGGCGCGACGGCGCTTTCCGAGGAGGACTATCAGGGCTTGCTTCGCTATCGGCAGGAGCTTCGAGACGTAACCCAGCAATCAGGTTTTCCCGCCGAAGTTTTGTGGCCCGCGCCCCCGAGCAGCATGGCGG